TTATGCGATCGGGTCGTCAGAGACGATCTGCGTGCCGGGATAGGCAGTCTGCAGTTTGTCGCGGAAGGTATCGACCAGATCCTCTGCGCCGAAGACGGAGATCAGATAGCCGTCCAGGCTGGCGACGACCAGCTTGTCCGGGAAGCCGCACATCCATTGCGTGTTCATCACATAGGTCTTGACCTCTCCGGCTGCCGCGTCCAGCTGGCCGGCATCCTTCAGATGCAGAACGCCGCAGGTGAACGTGTTGCCGTTCATCATGTGGAACAGCGAGGCTGCGTCATCCGCTTCCTCGATCACGGAGGCCGGGAGCGTCAGCAGATATTCGATCTCCGACGGCTTCTCGAGCGAGACCTTGCCGGGCTTGCCGTCGGTCATGTTTTCTTCGGAATAATCGCCGCCCGCAGCCGGGAATTTTTCGTCTTCGGAATAGCTTGCCCAGACAGTATCCAGAATCGTCAGCGCGTCCGGAATGTCAGACGCCGTCTCCTGTCCGCCGCTTTTCGCGGCGCAGGCCGTCAGAGAAACTGCCGTCAGCACGGCAAGCAGCATTGCGATCCATTTTTTCATACGTAAGATCCTCCTGGAAAATGTTCTGCGCGGTCATCCGCGCTGTCTTTACAGACGCAGCGCCGCCGCGGCGGTTGCAGCCGATTTGTAAACAGTCTGTAAACGAGCGGCGCACACGCGTTTTGACAGCATAGCACAGTTTCCCCCGTTTGGCAAGCTCTCTTTTTCTTGACACGCGGCCGCCGCCCGGGTATGATGGGTGCATCAAAGTACAAGGAGGCTTTCCATGCGTGACGTACAGCTGGGGCAGGTCTACCGCCATTTCAAGGGGGATTATTATCTGGTGGAGGCGCTTGCCCGTGATTCCGAGACGAACGAGCCCTGCGTGATCTACCGCAAGCTTTACGGCGACGGCGGCCTCTGGGTCCGGCCGCTGGATATGTTTCTGAGCCCGGTTGACCGCGAAAAATACCCGGACGCCGGGCAGACCTACCGCTTCGAGCTCCAGACGATCCCCAGTCGGGCCGGGCACTGAGTTACACACCCATCAATACATGCAAAAAAGACGCAGGAATTTGATTCCTGCGTCTTTTTGATCGTGCCATATAGCCGCAAAGGTGCAGCTGCCAATAAAAAGCCGTCGTGAACCTGTGCAGTTCACGACGACAATGGTGGACCTCAAGAGACTCTGCACGAACGTCAGCGGCATTACTTTCGTTTTCAACTTTGCTTGTCAATTCCTCCAGCGAATATGAGAATTTGTGCTTGCCGGGTGTATGATAGTAGTCAATCTGGATACGGTCGTCCCAGAGCGTCACTGACTTTACAAACGTGTCAATCAGCTTCTTTTGATGTTCCTTGCTTCCGACGTTCCCCTCGCGCATCTGCTCCAGCGAGAAAACAACTCGTTCGCGTTCTATCGGCTGTGACGCTGCCTTTGCTATGGACAATGAACGCTCCAGATCGCGAATTGTTCCCTCGACTTCGAGTAAACGAGCCTTTGTCGTTTCCGTGATGATGCCCTGCTCAATTGCCGCCATGATGTTTTTCGCAATTTTTCGGTTGTCCGCTAGATCGCGTTCGAGCTGAGTTATGCCTGATTGCCGGCGGGCAACGGCTTGGAAACTCATAGTGCTGTCTGCTATCCATTCAATCGTTTCGTCCTGCAAGATATAATCCTGTGTCAAACGCGCGATCAGCTTTTCAATAAAGTCACGTCGCACGTTCTTCTTTTCACACCGGTTTTCTGCGTGGCGCTTCTGGCATTGGTAGTAATTATGCACGGTTCCGTTCTCCCCGGTGCCAGATACACCGATCATGTAGGAGCCGCAATAGCCGCAGAACAGCTTCCCTGTAAGCAGATATTCTCCGTTTGCCGACCGCCGCCCGGCGGTCTTTTTCTTATTTGCGAGCTTTTCCTGCACGGCTGCGAAAACCTCCTTTTCCAAAATCGGCGGTATTCCGTCCTCAACCACAACGCCAGAGTGACGATAGACGCCGATGTAATTGTCATTCTTCAACATGATATGGAAGCTGTTCTTATTCCACTCGCGTCCAAGCTTTGTGCGGATACCGCGCTGATTAAGTGAGCGGGCAATCTCAGCAACTGGTACGTCTTTCAGAAAGCTGTCGAATATCTCTCGGACAACGGCTGCTTCGCCTGGCGCGACGGCATATTTGCCCTCTTTGCTTTTGACATAGCCGAGTGGGAGCATACCGTTCACCTTACATTCGTTGGCATTGTCCACCATACCACGCTTGATGTCCTCGCCCATGTTCTCGGAATAGAACTGGTTCACATTCATCATCGTCCGCAACGCGAAGCGACCTGCAGCGGTATTGCCAAATTCCTCTTTGGCATACAGTGTTTTGATTCCAAACAGGTCGAGCCGGGCTTCATACTGCAAAGCGTTCAGCATATTACGGGCGATGCGGTTGCTCTTGTAAGCTACAACAATCTGAAAGTGTCGCTTCTCTGCGTCCCGCATCATACGCTGAAAATTCGGACGCCGATCAGAGCGGCCGGACACGGCTTTGTCCGCATATATGCCAACGATCCGGATTCCGTTCTTTGCGGCAAAATCGCTGCATTCGGCAATCTGCTGTTCAATGCTTTCTTCTTTCTGGTTGTGGGAGGAATATCGGGCGTAGATCACGCCGATCTGCTCCGCTGCCAAACACTTCTGGCTGCTTTTCGATTCGCGCTTCGACAATGCTGCCCGCCCTCTTTCTGTTCACAAATACGAATATTATCCTGCCACGTATAACTTCACCGCAGGAAACAGTTTGCAAAGGTCTTCTAGGCTTTCGATCTTTGTTGAAACAGTTTCCCCAGATCTCGTATCAACCATCGTTCCAGTCAAAGCATCTTTGCCTGCACCGCCATCACCGCTAAAACGCAAAAGCGACGCACTATTTCCGCTGATTGCC